GAAGTCGACATTATGATCGAAGCAAAAGCCAAAGAATTAGCACTTTTACAGTGGAGAAATATTTATAATTATAATAATCAACAAAAGGTTTTAATATGAAAGACAAAGACAATGTATTACGTAGATTAGATGAAGCTGATAATATGGCTATGATCTTAATTGATTTAGCTGAAAGTAAATCTGTCGATACTAATGAGGCTATTAGACGTTTAAATGAAATTCGTAGCCGAATTAAGTTTGCAATGGAACGTGTACAAATCAGCTAATGAAATCAAAAGTATTTCCTTACATTATTGCACTTAGTGCATTTGCAGTATCAGCATCAGCAGCATTTTATTCAGTCTATGGATTGAGTAAATTGTTTGCTGGAGCTAGTACACAGGTTATCGTAATGGCAAGTAGTTTAGAATTTGCTAAATTAGTCATTGCAACTTTACTATATCAGTACTGGGATACACTAAATAAAGTGTTACGGATATATTTAATATCTGCTATAACTATATTAATGCTTATTACTAGTGGTGGTATATATGGATATTTGTCTAGTGCATATCAAGACACTGCTAATAAGTCAGGTGTAGTTGAAAAACAAATTGAAACTATTAAAACTAAACGTACTAGATTTGAGCAATCAAAAGTAGAGTATGCAACAGAGAAACAACGTTTAGATAATGATATATCACAGTTACGTACGGCATTAGCTAATGGAAGTACAACACAAACAGTTGATAGAAATACCGGTCAATTAGTTACTAGAGCTAATGAGGCTAACCGTAAAACATTTGAAACTCAATTGACAAATGCAATAACCAGTAAAGATGTATTAGATATAAAATTAACTAGTGTCAATGATAGCCTAACGGCATTAGATATGCGTATATTAGATATAGAATCAAATGCACAATTAGCCGGAGAATTAGGCCCTTTAAAGTACTTAAGTAATCTAACCGGTAAGAGTATGGATACAGTTATTAACTGGTTCTTATTACTTATTATATTTGTATTCGACCCATTAGCAATTGCATTAGTAGTAGCAGCGAATATGGCATTTGAAAAAATACAAAAGGATCATACTGAAAACATACCATATATATCAGATGATTTTCAAATAGGCCCAGATGGTGCATATGAACATGTAGATGATATTGCAGACGAAGAAAATGATATTGTAGAGGAAGAAGATGTCATTGAAATCAATGAAGATTTATTAAATTTACAAGAGAGCATACCAGAAGATATCTACGAAGATAAACCTATAGAAGATAAACCAAAAGAACCCATTAATACACCGACTAAACCGCCGGCACGTGCTAGAGCATATTGGGCGTAATTAAACAAATAAATTTATGGCAGAAAAAATAAAAACTCTTTTTGAGACTAAACAACGCAATGGCAAACGATATATGATTTGCCGGAATAGTATTTCAGATGGCAAGTATTGGAAAGGCAATATTTGTAATCAATGGTCTGAAGTAGGAGAAATAACTACTGCGGTATTATGTACATCATGTACTGCTAAGATAGCAGGTGCACCTGAGATGCGTAATGGTTATGTATCTAAAGGGCGTCCGCGCGGATGGCAGTTTATGGTTGAATTTGTCGATGCTGATGGTAATGTATTCCATAAGGGTATAGAACAACCTAAACTTAAAGGAACTAAGGCTGTTACTAAAATAGAGCCAACTGAAGGTAAAAAGAAGTTAACTAAACAGGAAAAGGCCGATCTTAAAGAACAAATTCTAGGTCAAATAGTCTTTTTACGTGGACAGATACTTAAATCTGGAAAGAAAACGGAGATTAAAGTTCATCAATCAAAGATGAAGAAGTTAGAACGTCAATTGAACAAAGTTAACAAATAATTAGGTAAATCAATAAAACTACCTTATATTAAGAACAGTTATGAGTATATACGAAGAAAACAATATAAAAAAGTCAGTTATCAAGGATGATAAAGAGACTACAAGCCTTTATACAGAGGTTACAGAACAATTAACAACATTAATTGACTTTAATGATTCAGTAATTTATCTTAATGATGATGTTACTGGAACTACTTTAGTTGATTTAATGATTAAGATACGTGCTATCTTAAACAATAGAGAAGATGGTAATACAGATCCTATTAATTTAATTATCAACTCTAATGGAGGCGATGTATATGATATGTTAGGTATTATCGATTACATTGAAACTTTAGATATTAAAGTAAATACAATTTGCCGTGGAAGAGCATTTTCAGCAGCCGCAGTAATATTAGCATGTGGTACCGGTACTAGAATGGTCAGTAAACGTTCATGTGTAATGTTCCATGAATCAAGTAGTTACTTGGATGGAGTTAAGATGAGTGACATGACAGCATATATTAACAATCTAAAATTAATTGAAGATGATGTTTGTGATGTTTTAGCAAAACGTACTAAGAAGCCAGCCGAATGGTGGAGACAGCAACAGAAAACAGATTTGTTTCTAACAGCGAATCAGTTATTAGAATTTGGAATAATTGACGAAATAATTTAATACTATGAGTTTAACAGCAGAAAAGATACACGACAATTGGATTGAATATCGTAAGCGTGTAAATGAGTATTTCCCTACACGTAAGGATGCTCTAAATAAAATGTACGATACATTTGAAGATAGAATGATTATGATGCCTGCATCAAGTATCGATCATTTTCATAATGCCTTTGAAGGTGGATATGTAGATCATGTACTTCGTGTTATGGATTGTGCAGTAACGTTATTAGACAGTTGGGAAGCGTCTGGTGCTAGCATCGATGGCTTTACTAAGGAAGAATTGATGTTTGCTGCCATGCACCATGATTTAGGTAAAGCAGGATTTCCTACTCCTGGCGGTGAGATTTATATTCCTAATGACTCAGAGTGGCATAGAAAGAACCAAGGTAAGATGTATAAACATAATCCAGCTAATCCATTTACTATGGTACCGGATTTAAGTTTATGGAACTTGCAACACTTCGGAATACTAGTGTCATGGAATGAATATTTAGGTATTCGTATACATGACGGTCTTTATGATGATGCTAATAAACCTTATTACATTGCTAGAAGTGCTGATGCTAAGATGAGAAACAACTTAGCTTTAATTTTACATCATGCGGACCATATGGCAGCACGTATTGAATACGAACGTTGGGCTAATGGGTCAGCTGCAATTGCAAAGCCAATAGCATCAAAACCTAAGGCAACTACGAAATCAGATCTGTCAGCGATCGATGCATCGAAATTATTTAACGACTTATTTAGGGACTAATATGTTAATTACAATTATATGTTTATCAGCACTACTTATTGGATGTGTTTTTGTTATATTCAATTTATTGCGTAAGGTAGAGGTGTTAGAAGAATATGTAACCGACTTAGAGCAATCTAATTTAGATTACTATACATTTTATAATAACTTGAAATCCAAAACTGGTGAAGCTTATTCACGAATGAAAAATATCGATCGCTTAGGCTCATTTGAATCTGATGATGAGACTGGATATGTCTTTAAAGAACTTAAAGATATTGTCGGCCAATTGAATGGAGATTTCGAATGACACCAGTAGAAGAATTTTATCAACAGATACAAGCCGAAGCAGATGCTGCAGCTGTTGTTGTAAGTAAACGAGGTAGAAAGGTTAGTGATAAGCAATACTTTACAATTACAACGGAACGAGCTATTGTAGCTTATAATAAGGAAACAGATCAATATTTACGTAATAAAATTTATCGTGAATATATAGATTATCCATTTAATAAGTTAGTTGAAAACATATATCATACCTTTAAATTTTCATATTTTGATATTCCATATGAAGATATTAAATGTGAAGTAGTAGCTTTTCTCAATGAGAAGATACATAAATTTACTGAGGGTAAAGGTAAAGCATTTAGTTATTTTAGTATTGTAGCTAAAAACTATTTAATCATACAAAATAATACTAACTATGCTAAATTTAAACGAAAAGTAGATACATCGTTAATTGACGAATCTCGTGATTTAATGTCAGAAGTAAGTATTTCTTCCTATCAAGAATCTTTAAAAGACTTTGTAGACTTATGGGCAGATTGGTATGATAAGAATGCAACTGCCATCTTTAGTACACGTAAAGACTTAATTGTTGCTGACACTGTGCTTGAGTTATTTCGTATACGTGAAAATATCGAAGACTTTAATAAGAAGGCTTTATATATTTTAGTACGTGAACGTACGGGTCTTAAGACTCAGAATATTACAAAAGTATTGACTGTCATGCGTAATGATTTTGTTAAAATGTTTTCGGTCTATCAAAAGACCGGACGTTTTAACGACAATAAACTATAGCCCTTATATTTATATTTAAAGGGTTTATATGAGTGCAGACTACGAACTATTTAAAGGGACATCGTTTTCCGATCTGATGCGTGATGTCTATCATAATTCTAAAAAGAAGTCACGACAGATTGATACATTAATACAAGAACTACAGCCATTAGTAAAGAATGCAGGCGATGCCACAGTTATTGTGCCGTTGATTGCAGAGTACTTAGAAGTATCTGTAAAGAACGATGATGCTTTAGTTAAGTTAGCTTCAATTGTACAACGTTTAGTTTCCGCTAGCAGTAAAGGCGAGGATGATGGTAATGAATTTGGTCTTTCAGATGAAGAACGTAAGCAATTAATTCAAGAAGCTGAAAGCGAGGTAAAAGCTATTAAAGCTGCTGATGCCGTAATAAAGGATAAGTAATGTCATCATTGTCATTAGGCGAAGTTATTGATACAACATTTAGTTATGCCCCGTTTACCGATAAAATTACCGGAGTAGAATATCCGCAAGGTACGGTTAAAGTACGTTCAAAAGGTAATGCGGCCGCACGTCAACCGGTCGATGTTTACGCTGTCCCTTTGGATCTAACAAATATTGTAACGCCTTTGAAAGGCGAATTAGTTGTTTTACATTCAAATCAACTTAGGGTAGGGACTGTTAGACTATTTTATTCCAAAATAGTTAACATACATAATACTGTCAATACTAATAGTATTCCAAACTTTAATGCATTTCAGCAAATATCTGCAGGTGCTGCAAATTACGCATCAACAGGTATGTTATCTAACGGCCCCACAGTAACTCCAGATTATTTATCACATATCGAACAAGATATACGGCCACTTCAACCATACGAAGGAGATAAACTTATAAGTTCTAGATACGGTAGTGCTATTAGATTTTCATCTAACATTACAAAAGGTAATTCAAATTATTTTGTAAGTAGTCCACCGTGGAAAGGAAGTAAAACTAATAATCCTATATTAATGTTTACTGCCGGTTTAACTGATAGTAGTGAATATTATAATATTGAAAAACCGGACACAGATAAAAGTTTATTGTATTTAACAACAGACCAGAATATTTCAATAACTACGGCACAAACACGAATCGGTAATGCTATAAAGCCGTCTGTATATTCTAATGCACAAGCTATTATATCATCTGATCGTATATTTTTAAATTCACGTAAAGATGATATCACTTTAGTTAGTAAAAGTACTGTTAACATTGCTACACCAAATTGGGCAACTGATATGGAAAAGTTTTTTACAGTTATAGAGTCATTAGCGCAGGAGTTAGTCAATTTATCACAAGGCACAGCCACGTTTTCTACCGGTACTGGACCTACCGGCCCATCTACTAATTTAGGCGCGTTACAAAATATCTTAGCGCAACTTAAATCGATGAGACAGTGATATGCCTTTACTACAAGAACAACTATTTTCTTCGCTAAGTAAAATATTCGCCGTGCCGTCTAGTAATAAGAAATCAACAGAAATTGCTACTGCACTTTGGCAATATTCACAAGGCATAACTCCTGCAAGTGTAGCAACATTAACCAGTTTAGGATTTTTAATTTCTAGGTTTGAGTCATATGATGGCAAGGAACACTCATTGGCAGATTCTTTAACTGAGATATTACCCGTATATGCACAGCAATTGGCATTAGGAATGCAACCAGCATTTACTGGAATAGTGCCTAGTAAGCCATTACCTAATTTTCGATTAGTCGTACGCGGCGTTACTACTAGCATTGAATGTGCTAATAAATTATCAGCTGAAATACATGTATGGTTGATTAGTGGTATTGCTATAAATAATACTAGCGGAGCTGTAATAGCATGGGGAGTTATATAATTAAGCCCTCAATACTTTAAATACTTTTCGTAATTTACCTTATAACATATTTATATAAAAATAGAAATTATTATGGAAACAAAATCATTTTTTAATGCTTTACGTAAAATCATTCGCGAAGAAGTACAGGCGGCAGTCCGTACGGAAATGAAACGTGTATTAAATGAACAACGTGTTGCACCTAAACAAATTATTGACCATGGCATTCGAATGTCAGAACAAGCAGTTAAACCTAGTAAGCCTAAGACGTTTGTTAAAGACCCAATGTTAAACGCTTTGCTAAATGAAACAGCGGCCTCGCCATTGATTCAGGATGAATGGGCTACAATGGACTTTAAAAGTGAAATGGCACAAGCGTTCGGTGGAACGAGATCAGCCGGGCCTGATATGTCGTTTGCTACTCCGGCTGTCGCTCCTTTGCAAGATATAAATGGAGCTCCGGTAAACGTACGAAATGAAAATGTAGCGAATGTCGTTAATGCTATGACAAAAGATTATTCAGCGTTAATGAAAGCGATTGATAAGAAGAAAGGTATGCGTTAATGTCTAATAGACCAATATATAGATATCAGCCGATCAATTTATTTCCAGATCGCACCATTGGAATTAAACTACCGTTTAACCGTGCAGCCGCAGGACAAACTAGTACATCAGCATATAATTCAGCCGCATCTAATGGCGGTACGTTATTTAATATGTCAAAAACTACAGAAGAACAGTCGACTAGTAATTTAATTAATTTAGTTATGACTGAAGTAGGGGAACGGTATATGCAACCAGAATTTGGAACTACATTACGCCGTACATTATTTGAACAGAACACTGAAGATCTTGTTAGCGCTGTAGACGACTCATTACGTAGTGCTATAGCGCGTTGGGTGCCGTATATTGAACTAGTAGATTTAGATATTAGCCGTAATATTGACCGTCATATATTTTCAGTAAAGATTATATATAGGATCACTAATTTTCCGGCAGAACGTGTTATCAATGTACTGTTGTCTGAGAATACTATACAAGTTATTCCTGTAAATAATAATGATATTACGCCAATGGTATTAACTCAAGTTGGGAGCTATTAATGGAATTAGTTAAAAAGGATGTAAAGTATTTAAATAAAGATTTTGCACAATTTAGACAGAATCTTATAAATTTTACACGCCAATATTTTCCTAATACGTATAGTGATTTTAATGAATCATCTCCCGGTATGATGTTTATTGAAATGGCATCGTATGTAGGCGATGTATTATCATATTATACCGATCAGTCGTTTAGAGAGTCATTACTTAAAACTGCACATGAAGATGCCAATGTTTTAATACTATCACAATTATTTGGGTATAAGCCAAAGTTAAATTCGCCAGCGACAGTAACTGTTGAAGTATATCAGTTAATACCGTCTATAGGAAGCGGCGTGAACGCACAGCCTGATTATAGATATGCATTATCTATTAAAGCCGGAATGCAGTTGAGTACCTCGACAGGTACTACTAAATTCCGTACGGTGGAACCTGTTGATTTTAGTGCTAATACGGCAGACAATCCTACAGAGATATCCGTATATGAGTTAGACAATAACGGCAACGTTTTATTTTACCTTTTAAAAAAATGTGTTAGTGCTGTTAGTGGTGAAGTTATAACAACTAATTTTACATTCAATGAGCCTAAGGCATATGATAAAATATCATTGCCAGAAACTAATGTATTAGATATTATCGATATAGTTGATGCTGAAGGAAATCCATGGTACCAAACAGATTATCTAGCACAGGATACAGTGTTTGAAGATATTGCGAACATTCCATATAATGACCCAGATATGGCCGTGTACAGAAGTACCGTACCGTATATTTTAAAACTACGTAAAACACCCCGCAGATTTGTAACTCGTATACGAAGTGATTATCGTACTGAAATTCAATTTGGGTCAGGTATTAGTTCGGATGCGGATGAAGAAATTATTCCTAATCCAAAAAACGTAGGTTTGGGATTAGAATATCTAGAACGTACTACTAACTCAAATATTGATCCTAGTAACTTTTTATATACTAGTACATATGGCTTAGTTCCATACAATACAACATTAACCGTACGATATAGTGCAGGCGGCGGCATCAATGATAATATATCTTCAAATATATTAACAGTAATAGATGCTGTAGAATATGTAACGGAAATTAACAATGTCGATTTAACGTTTGTGAAATCATCAGTGGCTGTAAACAATGCGTTGCCGGCAGTTGGAGGTAAGGCTCGTGATGAACAAGAAAGTATTCGTCAAAATGCCATGGCGTCATTTGCAGCACAAAATAGAGCTATAACAAGAGAAGATTATATTGTACGTTGCTATTCAATGCCAGCTAAATATGGATCTGTTGCTAAAGCTTATGTTGTAGCTGATTCGCAAGTTAATGCATATGATATTACATATCCACGAGAAACTATTCCAAATCCATTAGCATTAAATGTATATGTATTGTCATATAATGCCAACAAAAATCTTGTACCGGGTAATACAGCGTTGCTAGAAAATTTACGTACATATCTATCTAATTATCGTATATTGACTGACGGTATTAATTTAAAAACTGCGTATATTGTTAATTTAGGTATTGAGTTTGAAGTTATTCCTAGGCCTAATTTTAATAGTAATGAAGTATTGTTACAATGTATTGATAAACTTAAGACTTTATTCGATAATGATCGTATGCAAATTAACGGGTCAATTAACATATCAAACATCATAAGTGAATTAGATAGATTGGATGGCGTTCAAAGTATTCCTAAATTAGAATTTACTAATTTATATGATACCCATAGTGGCTATTCTGGAAATGTTTATAACATTGAGTTAGCTACCAGAAACGGAATACTATATCCTAGTTTAGATCCATGTATTTTTGAAATTAAATATCCCGATAATGATATTAAGGGTAGAGTAATTAGACCTTAAGGAAGTGTACTATGTATCAATTTTATTATGTAGATAGAGACGCTACAATATACGAACAATTTACAGATCGTAATACTGGTATAGATTCTATTTTAGAATTAACTAAGATAGCATGCGGTTCTAGATCTAATGGCGGCGATTTTTATGCGAATACATTTAATAGCCGTATATTATTAGATTTTAGTGGACAGCTATCATTATTAGCATCGGCTATATCAAGCCGCGAAATTCCGCCGGTTGGTACTGGCATTGGATCATCGTCTGTATATTTAAGTCTTAGAGCATCAGATGCCACTGATTTACTTACTGCATATACATTAGAGGCTTATCCAGTATCTGAATCTTGGAGTAATGGGAATGGTAACTATAATGATCTGCCACCGATAACAAATGGCGTGTCATGGTATTACCGTACATCAGCTGATTTACTTACTACATGGAATACTGCTTCAGCTGCTAGTGGAAATGAATTTGGTGTTACTAATAGGGCAGGTGGAGGTACATGGGTCACTGGATCTTCTTATGAAGCTAGCCAGTCATTTAGCTTCCAGTCACCTGATATTAGAATGAACGTTACTGACATAGTTAAGCATTGGGTAAACAATGATACACCTAACTACGGATTTGTTCTTAAAAGACCTTATAGCGATGAAATTTCCGGTGAAATACTAGGTTCACTAAAGTTCTTTTCCAGGGAAACTAATACAATTTATGTACCTAAATTAGAGGTTGCATGGAATGATGTTAATCTATCCGGTACCGGATCTGTAACAGAAGTATCTAGTAATGAATTGTATGTACCGTATATAAAAAACTTACGTGAATCGTATAAAGAAACAGATATTGCCACGTTACGAATAGGTGCGCGTCCGGAATACCCATTAAAGAATTATAGTACTACTGAATCGCATTACTTAACTAATTATAGATTGCCTTCAGGAAGTTATTATTCCGTTAAAGATTCTATAACAGAAGAAACTATTATACCGTTTGATACTACTGCGACACAGATATCATGTGATACCAATGGTAATTACTTTAGATTACGATTGAGTACATTTATGCCAGAACGATATTATAAAATAGTTATAAAGTCGATACACGACGTTAATAACGTACAAATACATGATAACGGATATTATTTTAAGGTTATTAGATAATGCCAACAGACAATAATATAGTTAATAATAGGTTTACAAGACGACGTAATACCTACGAACACTACCCGCCAGCTACTGGCGTATATACTTACGATCAAATATCGCAAGTACAATATGACGCATTCGGAATCCCATTCTGGACTAGTCCTACAGGAACATCTGATGTTGTTAATGCTATACCACGCGACGGGTCAAATGTATTAACAGTTGATGTGCAACGTGCTGATGCATATGCAAATTATATATTAGAAAAATCATACCCAAATGTCAATGAAGATGTTTTAGATGATGTTCTAGACGAGGAGTGGAGTTATTTCGGTCCAGATCTAGGAAACAATTTAAATTTGCCAGGCATTACCGGAGACTTCCTAGTTCCATATGAAATAAATTTACCAGTTGATTTACATGATGCGTATATACAATACGGGCCAACACGTATAAGCGGACGATTGGCAAACGGAGAAGATCCTGATACAGTTGTAAGTTCAACGTTCTGCGTGTATTTTATTCAAAACAATCGCGCATATCCAATACCTAATTACAAAACATTAGAAGTACTGTTAGTCGAAAATGGTAAAACGTATAGTGATATTAAAGAAGCGTCCGTACGTGAAATGAACGACTATGATATGCGTCTAGATGGCTCATTTCTAGGAGACCAGACAACACAAGCATCGGCTGATAGTTTAGAAGAATTTAATTTTCGTACGAAACTAGATCGTAGTACTGAATGGTCAACTTTTATACGCTATAAAAGTGGTTATAAGCCAGCTGGGCCATTTAAAAGAGATCCAGGTGATTATATAAAGCCGGAAGGATATACAGGTACAAACGAAAATAATCCAGATCTGTTTACTATAGAAGATCCGAATGACATGTATTTTGATACAGCATTCCAGTTACAGACATATAAAGAAAAACTGCGTGTACAGTACGAAGGTAAAATGATTATTTACAACTGGCCTGTTCCGTATAATAATAATGACACATATGTGATTGGAGATATAGATAATGCATTAGATGATATATCACGTAGATTACGTATAATGGTACATGGATATTGGAAACAAGTAACTGATCCGGTAACAATTCAATTATACGCAGCGCAGAACGGATATGATTTGTCAGAATTAAAAACTAGCACTAATGTCATTACCACTACTACAACTGAATTTGCAGGGTTAGTTCAAGGCATTGAAACTACAACCACATCAACACCTACTCTTCCTGCAGGTGATATCTTAGATGGAGAAAATGGATTAATAAATTTATTAGTTAAAGCCGGTGGTATTACTGTAATAACAGATTTAAGTTATGTATTTGCCCCAGTATGGAACGACTTTCCGCATATCGTCGATGTAGATGATGTTAGCCCAGCTGATTATTTAGAGTATATAAATTATTGGAGTAATGGCGGTGACATGTTCAATGTCAATGAATTACAGCCATACGAGCCACGTGGCAGTGTGGCATATTATCCTTTCTCTCGTATTTTAATATTACAACAACAGTTAGTTGATCAATATCAAATTGATGCCATTACATCTCAAATCAATCAAATTTGGCTACAAGTAGCTACAAACTTTACATCGATTGAAACCGTTCTCAATTCGATACCAAATAATATAACTTCATACACTACTACAGTGTTAGGCCCGGGCGGTGATATATACAAAGTATTAAATGCCGGCGATAAATGGAAATTTGTTAAACGTAAACGAAACGACGATTTAAAAGTATTAGATGACCGTGTAAGCTTCTTAAAATTATTAGAAAAGAACAATGCAATATTTTGGAAGTTTAATAGATCAGAAGAAAATAAAATTGTATATATTTCCGGGTGGGGCCGTACTATTGAAAAAGATAGATTACGAGACCTTAAGGATTCGGATGCTGGAGAATGGGCTGCATCTGCAGCGACTAACGTTGCTGGATTATTTGCTGGAATAGGCGGTACAGCAGCGTTAATAGCAGCGCCTACCACAATAACA